ATATGGAAATATAGAAGGTCCTGCAGTTAAAAATGCAACATATAAACCATTAATGACTTATTTCTCTGATTTTAAATTAAATTTATATTGGATTATACCAATTGTAAAAAACATAAAAAAAGTGTATGATGTTGACAATGTAGATGATGAAAATAATGATATAGTTACATTAAAAATATTTCAAAATATTAATCAGGAACAAGAAATAATTCAAAACTATAAATCAAATGATTTGCCTGTTGAACAAAATAAATATTCTGCTTTATATTCTGATATCAACGCTTATTTAACACCGTTTGAATTAATTTCTGAAGAAAATACAAATAGTGTAATTATTGAAAAGAACGTAAATGAAAATGTAAATACAATTATTGATAATTTGGAAGAAATGTATTCATCAATTTTTAATAATAATGCAGTAAGAAATAGACGTTTTGTTATTCAAAAATACAACACTTCTTTAACTAAATTAAACACAGTTGATTCAACTAATTCAAAACTAATTACTGTAAGAACAAATATAACAGGGAACGATATTATGTCAATCAAGTCATTTGTAACATTGCCAGAACCTATTATTAGATTTTCTAAAATAAATCTTCCCTCAACAAGTATTTTGGATAAAGTAAATTTGAATTTATCATTTTTAAATTATTGGCAATTATTAAAAAAGAAAACAAATGTGAATACTATTTTTGTTGATAATTTTAACAAAGAAATTGAATTTGATGAAACTAATTTTGCAAATAATATAAAAAACTTTGTTTTAAATTTGCCAGAAGATCAAACTAGAAATATAACACGCAATGAAAATTATGAAAATTTCGTAAAATCTATTATACCAAAAACAAAGGTTTTATTTAATTTAATGAAAAAATATATAACAGGAAAGCTATCTATAGTTGATGTTGTTTCTTATCTTGAACCATTTTTAATTTATACAGATGATTTAACATTTATGCAATATAAAGAAATTGTAGAATTTATTGACAAACAAATTTCAGAATACAATAAAAAATTCATTGAACGTTCTAGAATATTTAAAACCCTTTTGAATTTAACAAAAAACTCATATTTTAAAAATACTAAAAGCAATGTTTGGACTATTATGACATTATTAGATAAAAAATTACGACACGAGGTTTTTGAAGAAGGGTATGATATAACTGATAATGATGACAGATTTACAAATTCTGAAATTCTTCGTAAAATAACAATACGAGATTGTACTAAATTATATTGTACTGCTATTTCTGTACAGAATTTCCCCTTAATGTTTCCAACCGAAATTTCTAACATTTTAGAGGAAGAAAAAGGTAAAATTGACAATAAATTAAAAAATGAAGATAATAAAAAAGAATGTAAAACAGTTACAATTTCAAAATATTATACATCTATGGATAATTTGTTGCAGGATAACAACATAACTATATATTTTGATAAAAAATACGACAAAACAAATTATGGATTATTAGAAGAAAGTTATTCAAAAGAATTATTTACAATGTCTCCAGAAGATTTAATAATTCATATAACTAACGACCTTATTAAAAATAAAAAAATGTCTGAAAAAGAAGCCATGTATATTTCAAATACATTAGTAGATGGTCATAAGAAAGTAATTGATGGTCAATTCGCAATATTATATAAGGGATACAATGAAAATGTTGCAGATGAAGTTGATTTTTATGTTCGTGAAAAAAATAAATGGGTGCTTGATAAGGATGTTTCCAAAGAAGATATAAATACAGACGAATCAATATTGTTATGCGATATTCAAAAGCAATGTATAAGTGTTCCTGGTAAAATTGATGATAAATGTGAAAGTGTAAAATCAGAAGAATTGGGTTTACAAACCAAACTTCTTAAGGATATTATCAGTGAATTTGATACAAAATATAAATTGTCAAATGAACAATTTAAAAATAGTATTTTAGAAAAATACACCTATTTTAAATTTATAATTAATATATTGACTAAAAATGAAACAAACAGTATGTTAAAATATAATAATCAAAAATATAAATTAGGTATAGATTCTGAATATGATAAAAATTTTAAACCTATTTCTCCGTTCCAAGAATTGTTAAATTTAATTTTAATACAAAAGGATTTTGTTAAAAAACAAAATGACATAATTAAATTTGTAAATAAATACACAAGAAAATCAATAAATGGGTTAGGACAATTGAACGAAATTGAAACTAATCATTGGTTATATTGTATAAAAACAAATGTGCCATTAATACCATCATTTAAATATGAACTAGCAATATCTTTTACTGTTGATGGACAATATGGTTATCGTGATTATCTTGAAATAGTTAAGTCTAAAATAGGTAAGTTAAGCGAAGATGGCGACCGTTGGTGTGATGAGCATAGCGGATGGACTATTTGTTATGTTGATTTTGACATTGATGAAGGATATGATGAAGGATTTCGAGTTTCCACTAGAGCTGTTATGGAGGAAGACGCAGGTAATAAAATAGTTTCTTCTTTAGTAACAAAGGGTATAAAATATGATACGCCAGAAACAAAAATGATAAATAATATAGTGAATGCCTTATCTATTGCGATGGGAATTAATATTGAACTACAAAAAGGGTTTATAATAAATTGTGTTTTATCCTCAATAAGAGATACGGTTGAATCCGAAAATGATTATAAAAAAAAGGTAAGAGAAATGGCTGAAAAAGGAAAAAAAATTATGTCATATAAGGATTTCTATAATACATCCATATTATATTATACACTTGGTTCATATTTAATTGCTGTTCAAACATCTATACCATCAGTAAAAACAAGAAAAACACATCCTGGTTGTATTAGGTCTTTTGATGGATATCCTTTTGAAGGAGTTGGAGATTTAAGTAGTTTAACATATTTAGGGTGCGTTGCTTATGATATACGAGAATCTGGAGAACCATGGAATGTTTTAAAAGGTAAAAAAAAAGAAGTAATAATTTCTAGAATTAAAGGTTCAATTGATGAGGTATTATTGCCTAATCCTGAGGTTAAAAGAAAATTTGAAGAAAAAACAGATTATTTGTTAACAAATCCTTCTACAGAAATACCAGAAGAACACGATATTTCAAAATGGACATCTTTCTTACCTCCTCTTGTTAATTATAAAATAAAACATCTTGTTAATATTTCGATAGAGTTTAAAAAGTCATTAATAAATGATTTAAGGTCTGGTTCTATTAACCAAAGAGATAAAATACTTGTTATTGAATCAAAGATTATTCAGTTTTCACTTGCTCTAATAGAAAGAATTCAAGAAATCGTTAAAAAAAATAAAATGCTTCTGCATACATTAGGAAACGAACCTTATCTTGAAAACGCGTGTTGTGAAAGTAAAGAAAATGAATCAACAATTAATTATTTCTCTCAACGTGATTCAAGAATAATTGAATATAATGAAATTGTCACGCAATTATCAAATATGGTCGAAGACATAAATAGTTATTCTAAAAGTGGATTATTTTATAGTGATATTAATACAAAAAATAAATACCCTTCTATTAGTGCTGAATTTAAAGAAAAAATAATTTATTTGGGATTTATTTATTTTTGCAGATTTAAATCACTTTTACCAATTCCTCAAGATTTAATACCGATATGTACTAATAAACCAGATAAAGAACTTATTAATCCGAATGACTCTGTTGACCGTATTATTCAAAAACTTAAAAATGATGGAAGAAATTATACAAATGAACAATTCTTAAGATTACTTCAAATTGTAAGTCAACATAATATAATTAATCTAAATTTTTATGATCCAACAATTTCGCCTATTACAAAACTGATTAAGTTAATAGAAAATGTAGATGATGAAAATGATGAAGTTTTTGATAAATCATTAAGAAAACTTATTATTAATTCATTAGATACTTTTGAGATTGCTTCTGAAAATTATACAAAAGAAGTAAAAGAATTAAATAATTTTTTAATAAGAAATATTGCTTCTATGAAGGAAGAAATAATTGAATTTGTTCAAAATAATACAGGACCAAATGTAAGTAATAGTTTAGTAAGAAAAATGAAAAAAACCATTGAAAATATATCAAATTGGATTTGTGATGGTTCAAATAGAAATGAAAATATTAGCATTTCCGATTATAAATTGTATAATATTGTGAACTTTTATAAACAATTTATAGATAATTTTGTAAATGTGTTTCCAAATATTATTTTAAATAAAGTAAATTACTCAGATGTTAATATTCCAAAGTATTATGGGTTTTCATCAAATCACTCGTTAAAATTAGTGAAATATATAGGTTCATATTATGAAAAATTAAGAACTTTTTATGATAATCCTGCTTTGCAAAATATTTTAATTAATATACAAAAAACTTCAAAAAATTTGGTTTTAATATCAAAAAGCACTCCGAGTTTTTCAAGCATTAAGATTAATGAAGAGAGAAGCATTAAACCTGTATTTGATGAAAGAACAAGTAGATTTTTGTTTGAATATTATTTATTAAGAGTTTTTATTAATTATATTGAATTATCAGATGAGGATGAAATGGTTGTTACTGAAATTAAGAAAAAAATAGATGTTGATGAAATTTTTACAGTTGAATATATTGAAGAAACTAATACAAGAGTAGATTTAACTATGAATTCAAGAAATGAAACAAATACTAGATTACTAACTGGTAATAAAAAAGAGTTAAGACAAAAAACGTCTGAATTATTGATTTGTTTTATTGATATTCTTAATAATCAAAAGGATACAATAGATACTTCTTATGATGAAATTCAAGATAGAGTATTTAAATTAAGAGAAAGAGAGAAAGATTTGGTTACAGATAGACTTAAAATTATGACAGATGACCAAAGAGACGCTGATACTATATTAAAAATTAATAAACTTGGCATGTATAGTAAAGGTATGCAAAAGGGATTAACTACACTGGATAAGGATTTTTACGATGAAGAACAAGAATTTAGAGATAAAATGACACAAGCAGAGAGAAAAATAAGAAGAAACAATTCAGATGCGAATGATGAAAATATTGATATTTTATTAGATGATTATATGGAACAACAACAAATCGACGAAGACATTGAAACTGAAGCATATGGTATGGAATATATGAATGAGAATTTTTTTAATGGAAATACAGATGGTGTAGGATCTCCTGAAGAAGAATATGATAATTACCAAGATGATAATTAAATATAATAAATTTAGAAAAATATACAGATAGTAATAAAAAATTGTTTATAATTATATATAAAATGTATCGAAACTATATTAAAGAAAATATCACATTTGTTTCTATTGTTTTATTTCTTATTATTTTTGGAATTATTCAAATGATAAAACCAGCGTGTTTTTATAATAAAGATGGAAGTATTAGAGAATTTGGTATTGGATATAAAAATAAAACAATATTGCCTATTTGGTTATTATCGTTAGTTTTAGGAATTTTATGTTATTTATTTGTTATGTATTATGTATCATTGCCTCGATTATTAAACAATATTTAACAATTAAATTACGCCTTTTTATATTTTACATCGCTGGCATTAAAAATACAAAAATGTAAAATCAATATGGTCTTACTATTTCTTGAGGAATTCGCATCTTTTTCTAAATACGTTTTAACTATTTTTAGGTAAATATTGAATTAAAAATATATAATTAATGTATATTATAACTAAAAATGGGTAAATATGCTTGTGAAAAGTGCGGTAAAGAGTTTAACCAAAAGTCTCATTATACAACTCATCTAAATAAAAAAAATCCGTGTGTTGTTGAAAGCAAAATTAAAGAAATGATTAATACTGCAGTAAAAGAAAAATTAGTTGAAATAAAAAAATCAAAACCAAATAAGTTGATGATTATTGAAGAAGATGATATTATTTATGATAATAAACTTGTTAAGCATATAAACTTTAAAAAAATAAATATTCATAAACCTATATTAAAGTGGGTTGGAGGAAAAACACAAATATTAGATAAACTTATTGTTGAGTTTCCAATAGAAATAAATAACTATCGTGAAATATTTTTAGGCAGAGGCAGTGTTTTATTGATGTTATTATCGTATGTTAAAAATGGAATTATAAAAATACATGGAAATATATATGCTTATGATTTAAATGAACCTTTAATTCATATATATAAAAATATTCAGTCAAATCATAATCAATTATATAATGAAATACATAAAATAATAACTGAATTTAATTCTTGTGGCAATGGCGACATAAACAGAACTCCAAAAAATATGGATGAAGCAAAAATAGCAAAAGAAAATTACTACTATTGGATTAGAAGTGAATACAATAAATTAAGTTTTACTGATAAAAAAACTACAATAGGTTCTGCTATGTTTATATTCTTAAATAAAAGTTGTTTTAGAGGTGTTTTTAGAGTTGGACCAAAAGGGTTTAATGTTCCTTATGGACATTATAATAATCCTGAAATTATTAACAAAGAACATTTAGACGAGATACATGAACTAATAAAAAATGTTATATTTGAATGTTGTGATTTTAATACATCATTAAATAGTGTTGAACCAAATGATTATGTATATCTTGACCCTCCATACGCACCTGAATCAGACACATCTTTTGTTGGATATACTGAAAATGGGTTTAATATTGATAATCATAATAACTTATTTAAGTTAATACATAAATTAACTGAAACAAATAAAAAATTAATGTTAAGTAATGCGGATGTAAGTTTAGTTCGTGATAATTTTACAAATGAAAAATATAATATAACATCTATTTTATGTAAAAGAACAATTAATTCCAAAAATCCAGAGGCAAAAGCAAAGGAAGTTATTATAAAGAATTATTAAACAATATAATAGTTAATATTATTTAGTTATCCAGTTGTCTAATAATGTAAAATATGTATAATCATCACCAAATAATATATCTATTTTATTTTCACTCAAAATTTCATTTAATATCAAATATTTTTTACTATTTGAAACTAACAAATTCTGTAAATATAAATTTATACATAAACAATAATGAACTTCAAACTTATCGCCCAACACTAATTCATATTCTCTTTTTAATGATGGTGAAGCCCATAATTTAGTTTCTACAGACCCACTTACATTTTGTTCTTTTTTCTCTAAAATTTTTATAACTTTTTTACCAGTATTATATTCAATAATATATGATTCATCTGGACATCTAAATAAGACTATATTATATTTTTTTTATATACATTTTTTAATCCATTTTGTGATACAAATATAATAGTTTTATCCTCAAATGTTTTTGATATGTAGTAATCGTATGCTTTTTTTGGGTTTTTCGTAAAACTATTTTTAATGTACCCATCATCTAATAATCTTGTTTGATTATTTGTTTTTTCTTCAAATTTTTTACCATAATAATTTGTATTAGCACCACCAGCACCAGTTCCTTTATTAATTATAGTATTTAAAGTTGGTTCTGTAATTATGTCCTCTTCTTCATCTTCAATAATAAATTTTATTTTTTGTGCTTTTTTTGTATTGGGAACAAAAGACACAACCACCGCATCAATTATTTCAGACTTAGTATCCATCTTTTTATATTGTATTATAATAAGTATTTTATTTATAAAAAGCAATTCAATTTTTTATAAATAGTTAAATAAAATGTGCGTTTAAAATGAGAGAAAAAGTGTAAAAAAGATAAAACAATTACTATTGAAGATTTATTAGCAAAAATGTCATACTTTTTATTATGTTTGTTTACCGAAACTATATGCTCTTACGTGTCTACGTTTTTTATTAATTTTTTTTATAGATGTCTCCTCTGGACATTTTTCTTCTGATTTATTTTCTTCTGATTTATTTTCTTCTGATTTATTTTCTTCTGATTTATTTTCTTCTGATTTATTTTCTTCTGATTTATTTTCTTCTGATTTATTTTCTTTTGATTTATTTTCTTCTGATTTATTTTCTTCTGATTTATTTTCTTCTGATTTATTTTCTTCTGATTTATTTTCTTCTGATTTATTTTCTTCTGATTTATTTTCTTCTGCTTTAATTTCATCGACACATTTTTTGTCAGTTTGACTATTATTAGTATTTAATTCAGACGACGATTTATCGTGAGATATATTGTTTTTATCTTTTGTTAAGTTATTTTCTTCTAAATTCTTTGCCCTATTACTATTAAAAAAACGGTTAATAATGAACATTTATAATATATATAAAACATTAAATTTTAGTTAATTTACTATAAAATAAGTAGTAGTTTGTAAAATTAGAGAGAAATATAACACATTATTATTTAATCAGTAATTGTATATGTTGTAGATGTAGCTAATTCTTTTTGAGTTTAATTTTTCTTCAGTATCTAGAAATTTTTGGTAGTTTTGTTCCATTGTTTTTGGATTATTAGAACAGCCTTTTGTTGTAATTTTAAGTTGAACAATAGATGTTAATAAAATTCCTGTATAAATATACCACATAGCTTCTCCTATATTGTCTCTTGTAACTACAAGTTCAAATAATTCGTTTTTAATTTTCGCCGTTTCATCGCTGTCTAATTTATATTTTGGTTTCATTAATGGTGTTAAAATATTCCAATAACTCACAAAATTAGATGGTACAATTTGATTAATTAATATAGATGCGTTTCCGCATATTTTAAGTATAGCATCAGCAGAACGCTGAATAGTTTGTTTTTGCTCAGGTGTAGAAATATTATCTGAATCTTGCAATGTTTGAATATCTGGGTTTATTAATAATTCTGTTAATAATTTATTTGCCGATCTTGAAACCCAAAAATAACCTACAACATCTGAAAATGCGCTTTTAAAACCTGGATAAATCGTTAATATAAAAACTAATACTCCAAAAATTAATGTCCATGGTAAAAATGTGAAAACACCAGCAGAACCAATATTTTCTGTTATACTTCCGCCACACATTGAAGCAATTATAGATGCGTTAACCATAAATTGAATAATTATAACTAATAATAAATAAATAGCTAAATACATATAGCTGTTGCTTGTATATTCATTATATTTTGTTTGGTCAGATGACATGTCATAAGTAAAATTTGGCTTTATTGTCAAATAATAAAATAAAGTTGTTAGTAAAAATGATACAATATTTAAATAGGAATTAGCCATATAAATAATATGTATAATTTAATTTATAATTTTAACTGTTATTATTATGAATTTGGATGACTTTACTAAACCAGTACTTACAGAACCTGGTGTAAAATGTTTTTTACATAATACTCTTAAGCAATGCCATATTGCAAAAAATAAATTTAACAATTTAGTATTTAATGTTGGTTTATTATTTGCATTTTTGCTTGTTTTAGCATTAATTTTATTTTATAAATATAAAGGTAAATTAACCCCTGTTGAAATAGAAGAAAAAAATAAAGAAAAACAACAATATATTTTATCAAAAATTAAAAAAATTGAAGAAATAAAACGTATAGATAGACAGGAATTAATTACAGGATTGCCAGCATGGGAAAGCGAATATGATATTATACATTCTAAAATGTAATATTACTAATAAAAAATAAAAATAACAAATAATTTATAAGATATAATATATAATGGTTAATTCTACAGAAACATTGACAGATATAAAAGAAAAATTAAACGATTTTTTAAAACTTAAACTTAAATATGATACCCAAATTCAGAAAAATAAACTAAAAATTATAAATAATAAGACATTAAGTAATAAAGAGAAACGTGTTGAATATTTAAAACTAAAACCTAAATGTATTACTTGTGGAAGGCCTGGAGGAACAACATTTAAAATAAGTTTTTTTAATGAAACAGATAATTCTGAAGCATACAGACAATATAGAGCTACTTGCGGAATTGTTGCGGAACCGTGTAATCTTAATATTAATATAAAAATAGGCAAGGTTGAATTGTTACCAAATCTTTTAAATAATATACAAAAGGAAATTTCAGATTTAAAAAAAAATGTAATTGATGATAAAAATAAATTATTGTTTGGTTATTTAAATACAGAAGAAGCACTACAAAGGTTCGATGATTTAAAGGATAACATTAATTTATATAGTTCATTATATGAATCTTATCTTGAAAATTATAATTTACTTTTTTATAACGATAAAAAGGATGAAGAATTAAATATATCTATTACTGATTCTTATATACAAATAGACCAAATTAAAGAATGTATGAAAAAAATGAATGAAACAAATAATGTTCAATACGCGCGTGATGCTGTTAATATTTATAATAATATATTGACACCATTATTGATTAAAATTAGAGATTTAAAATATAATGAAAATATGGTATGGAAAGATGAATCTAATTTTTGCAAATTAATTCAGAATAGATATAGTATTCAAAAATTATCTTATTCAAGTTTTAATGATACGGTAGTATCATATAATGTTGATTATAATCCAACAAAAAATAAAAACCCCAAATTTATTATTGAAGATAGTGAGAGTGAAGCACTTGAATTGAAAACGTCTAAGGCAGAATCAGGATTAATTCCTCAAGATGAGCCAATTTATGGAAAAGGAACAGATGGTATTGACTGGAGCATAGATGAATACAAAAAGGCGTGGAATGATATGCCTGTAAAATTAAAAAGTGCGTTAAGATTGGAACATGAATGGATGAAAAAATTAATGTTTAATTGTGTAAATTCAAAAGCAAAACACGAGAGATGTAATTTTACACCACATCCATATTTAAAAATTCCACCTGATTTATTACCTAATGGTCAATATGATTTTGGTGTTAAAATTTACAATGATGAATTTAATAAATTACCAATTCAAACACAAAAAACATATACATCATTGTATTTAAATAATAATGGCGTAAAAAAATACGATATCTTGATAAACGCAATGAATGACCTTGTAGAAAAAGCTGTAGATTTTGATAAATGGCGCTGATATTACAAAAAATATCATTAAGATTATTTTTTTTATTATTAGATTAACATGTTTACATAATGTAAATATTATTTTGATTTTTCTCTATATGTTTTTATATTTACAAATTATATAATGCTATTTAATTATATATCAATACGTATTTTTTTAATTAGTTTTTCAATTGGTATATTTTTTACATATATTTTAGGACCGGAAATAAAAACAGTTTATATTTATCCTAGCCCAGAAACAGTTGGTAAGATTTTATTTAAAGATAGAGCTGATAATTGTTTTTATTTTAAAGAAGAAGTAGTTGAATGTCCAAATGATGAAACCAAAATATCTAGTATACCAATGCAAACTTAACATTTTAATAATATATTATAATATAATGGGGTTAAATCTTGGTAAGTTTGTTCACACTGAAACAGGCAAAATAATTATGTCTGTTTTATTAGGTTTTGGATTAGCGTCTTTATTTAGAACCGCATGTAAAAATAATGATTGTGTAAAATTTTATGCCGCACCTTTAGAAAAAATTACTGATAAAATATATAAAAATAATAGTGGAAAATGTGTAAAATATTCTCCTGTAGCGAGTAAATGTGATTCAAATTTAAAAATAGTCCGTTTTGAATAATTTAATAATTTTGCGTAATTATTATAATCAATCATTCTTTATAATAATTATGAGCGTTTCAACAAGCATTTTAGATTTACCTACTGATCCTGTTGGTAATGGTACTAGTAGTAATAATATCTCATTAACAGCATCTGAAAATTTAGCAAACACACCAATTAATAATAAACCATTAAATTTATCAGTAGCTAGTACAAGTTTAGACCAAACAACTATTAGTCAAATTGTAAATGGGCTTCAACAAGCTAGCTATAGTGGTGCTACTCAATTGCCGTCAAGAGATATTCCTATGAACACATCTGAACATAATATTGATCCTCAAATTCAACCTAATTATATTCCACAACCAAAAAAATAATAGTGATTATATTAAAAATTATGAAGAAACTTCTAACATTATAAATGATTTTAATAAAAGTAATCAAAAACAAAAATCTCTAGATGACATATACAACGAAATACAAACTCCACTTTTGTTAACAGATCTTTATTTCTTATTTCAGTTGCCTTTTTTTAGAAATTTTTTATTTAAGTATTTACCATTTCTTTTCTCAAATGATGGAAATTTTAATATTAATGGATTTATATTTACTAGTATATTTTTTGGTAGCATTTTTTATTTACTTAATAAAATTATTACTTATTTTGGAACGTTTTAGTATTATTTATAAAAAAATAGTAAATGCTTTTATAATAGTTAAATGATTAATGATTATGTTATTAAATTAATTGAAAATTTACCAGATGAAATAAAAAATTCTAATGAGCCCAAAGTTATAGATTTAATATTAGACGGGGGAATATTTAATGGTAGTTATCTTGTTGGAGCTTTACATTTTTTAAAAGAAATGGAAACACGTAAATATATTAAAATAGATAGAATATCAGGGTGTAGTGTTGGTTCTATTGTATCATTTTTATATTATATTGATGGGTTAGACATTATGCCTCAATTATACGAAATTATTAATACGCATTTTAAAGAAACCTATAATTTGAAACTTATAAAGGAACTTAAGAAACTGTTGGGTAATAAAATTCCAAATAATATATGTCAAAAAGTCAATGGAAAATTGTTTATTACGTATAATAATATTAAAAAAGGAACAAAACCAGTAAAATCTTCTTATAAAGACCTAGACGATATTTTAAATACAATTATCAGGTCATCTTATATTCCATTTTTAATAGATGGTAATATATTATATGAAAACAAATGTATAGATGGAATAAATCCTTATATTTTTAACAAAGAACCTGATAAAAAAATACTTTATTTAGACCTTTTTGGATATGATAAAATTGGTAATTTATTAAATGTTAAAAATGAAAAGTCTAATTATCATAGAATTCTGTCTGGATTATTAGATATACATTCTTTTTATATTAAACAAAGCAATACGCAAATGTGTAGTTATGTTAATGATTGGAAACTAAATAATATTTTATTCAACTATTTTAAATTATTAGTTGAGAAAATTTGTATTTATTTTATTTTAATTTTAATTTTAATTAAAGAAAAAACCCCTGTTGAATTTAAAGATACAATAATATCTAAAATAATATTAAAAATATCACAAGACATATTTATTATATTATTGGAAAACTATTGCATATAAATAAAATTGAAATAAATTTATTATATTATTTATTAATTATAATAAATTTCAAAGTTGATTAAATAATATATTATGAAAGTAGCACATTATTATAGACATCCTATATGTATAGTATCTAAAATAAATAAACATAAAATAGTTGATATACTGGATATTTTTCTAAAAAATTATATAAATTTAAGCGTTTTTGGGTATAATAGAAAAGAAACTGAATTTTGGGGGAAAATCATATGTAAAAATGTATGTTTATTTCATTTCACATTAAAAATAAATATGTGTAATAATAATTATTCAACTATTATTATCACACATCTAAACGGAGATGATAATGAATTTAAAAAATTTGCTTTAATTATTACTAATTTATTTACATAATTTATTTATTTTAGTTTTATTTTAGTTTTATTATTTTTATTAGTTTTATTATTTTTATTAGTTTTATTATTTTTATTAGTTTTATTATTTTTATTAGTTTTATTATTTTTATTAGTTTTATTAGTTTTATTATTTTTATTATTGTTATTTTTAAATTCATCTGGCTTATAATTTAAAAACCATTCTTCTAATTCTTGAGAATTTCCTTTTTTTTTTAATTCTTTATATTTTTCTGCTTTTTTGGCTCTTAATTCTTGAACGGTATCTTGGTGTCCATAACAAGTAATACTAAACCGTTTTAGCAATCCTTTTTGTTTTAATTTATTTTTTTGTTGAATAGTAAAAAGAAATTGTGCCATACATAATATTTTATCTAAAAAACTATTATAATAAGGCATACCAGCATATAAAAACGCAAGATAAAAACTTAACATAGTGTCAATAGTTGCTATTTTTACTTTTTGTCCAGATAAAAAAATAATGTTATAACTATGGCAAGCAATCGTTTTATAAATATGGCAAACTACGTTGTTACCTACTTTAATTTCATAATATTCTGGTATTAATTCTCCAATGTTATTTTTTTTAAAAATTTGTACATTATTAATTCCTATATCTTTTAAACGTTCCTTTATTATTTCAGATGTTTTTTCTGGTTCATTAGATAAAACATCAAAATTAGAAACATCATCTAATTTATATCTTTCTTTAAATGGCATATATTTAGAATATAATGAAACCGCATAACTACCTAATAAAACGACACCTTGTTTTATTAATGTACTTTTTATATTATCATATATTTTATCTTCTTTAGTTTTACCATTTGTTTTAATATTAAAATTATGACAATTTAAGTCTGATATTGGATAGTTCTTATTTAAAAGGGTTAAACGTTTTAATATTTTTTCCCAACGACTCGTATCCCCAGCAGGTCTTGATAATTCTAAATACATTGACATTCTTAAATAATTTGGAGGAGTGTATAATATTCCACCTATAGTCATTGATTCCTTTTTAAGTGAATTAAAAATTTCTTTTTGCATCATAGTTATATCAGCTACAGGAATATAATTAACAAATATTTTGTAGGTTCCGTGATGCTGACCAGCTTTTGCTTCTACATCAGTAAAACCTTCTTTGTAGTAAATATCTGCTAATTCTTTCGCATCTTGTAATGCATTTTGTGAGAAAAAATCATAATCAGGTATTTCCGAGTCTTTATTATAAAATTGATCTTCAATAGGTAATATATTATTTATTGCAGTTCCTCCATAGCAAATTAATTTTTTTGTTTTTATAAAGTTCTCTACAATTGTTATAATTTGTTGTATTAAAGCAGAGTTTACAATGCGTCTACCTATTTTCTTTTCAGCTTTATCAACAGCCATGCGAAGAATTGTTAATTCACACTCTTCAAATTTTAAATCTTTACATATATCATTTTTTACCATTGTGTATATATATAATTAATAAATTATTTTTATTACATAGAAAAACTATAATAATCAGTTTCAACATTTCTGGTTTTATAAGAATATTCTGGATTTTGTTGTGTAGGTGTTGGTATTGTAATGGGTTTATATCTTAAATCAGATGGTTTCAAGCAAAACGCATATCCACATCTATCAAAAAATAAATTATTTTCAATTAATAAATTATCTACAAATTGATAACGCATAGCGATCATTTGACATCCATACGTACGACATAAATACCCGCTTGGATTTGCGGGGTTAACGCCTTTGTCTGGTAATACAATAGTCATATCTTTTTTATTAAATTCTGTTAATTCTTGTGTATCTGGATTATTTTTAATTCCATAATAATCATAAGCTCTCATAAATACTGAGTTGCTTGTTAGATTTACATATTCTAAAAACTCTGGATTTTCTAAAAAAGCATTATTTATTTTATCAACAATTAAAATAACTTTATTTTGAAATGTTAATAATGGAACATTTCCTAAATTCTTCCCAGAATTTTCAAAACTGTATTCCTTCCCAAGCATAATATTGTCATACGACTTGAATATTTTTGCTAACTTTGAATAAACTGTTTGATTGTTGCTTTTTATTCTTAAATGAATTATTAATGGATCAGTTGGATTTGGGGTTGTTCCTCCCGAAAATGCGTAATTATTTATTGTATCCATTACACTTGCGAAATTAACTGAATTAAACGTTTCTTTTATAAAATAATTATCTGTTGTACTAGTAGCAACTACAGGCTCATTATCTATAGAGTACACTTCAAAATCTAAACAGCGTGCCCCTTGCTTTATGACTGCTTTTAATATGTTTATGTCAACAAAATCGTTTTTATAACCTCCGCCTGAGCAAGAATTATATGCTGTTTTTATATAATAATCGTACAAATTTCCAGAACAATCTGGATCTGTTCCATTTATTGGACGTATATTTCCATCTACACTTGGATATAAAGCATTCATATAACTAACCTCACGATTTACCAATCTGGACAAATAAATTATATAAATAATAAATATTAGCAAAATTATAAAAATTAATGCCATAATAAGATATACTTGATAATCTTCGTTTATATTTGTTAATTTGCTTAAATAATCTATTGATTTACTTGTCATTCTATTTAATATATTATTTTATTTTTAAATTTTGTTAGAGAGAAAACACGCTAAAATAATAGTATATACAAAATAACATAAATTTTATAAAATAAATTTTATATATTATGATGAAATAAAGAATTAAAAAATTTATATATTATATAAATAATATGCCAGGTGGATTAATGCAACTAGTAGCAATAGGACAACAAAACGTTATTTTAAATTTTAATCCAAGTAAGACTTTTTGGAAAGCAGCTTATAAAAAATACACAAATTTTGGAAAACAATCATTTCGTTTAGACTATGAAGGTACACCATCATTAAGTTTAACAACTGAATCTACCTTTAATTTTAAAGTAAAAAGATATTCAGACCTTCTTATGGACTGCTATATATCAATAAATTTGCCGAACATATGGAGTCCAATAATGCCACCACAAACATATATAAACCCAGATGGAACAACCGGATATACAGATTGGGCTCCGTATGAATTTAAATGGATTGAAAATATTGGTTCTCAAATTATCAGCAATATTACTATTACTTGCGGTAATCAACAACTACAAAAGTATTCAGGTCAATACATTTTATCAACAGCACTAAGAGACTTTAATTTAACTAAATTAGATTTATTTAACAAAATGACTGGAAATATTACAGAGTTAAATGATCCTTCAAATTATGGGGGTCGAGTTAATAAATATCCTAATTCATATTATACTACAAGTCCAGCTGGTGCTCAACCTTCTATAATGGGTCAAACATTATATATTCCTCTTGGTGCTTGGTTTAATTTTCTTTCAACTCAAGCATTTCCATTGGTTGCACTCCAATATAATGAATTACAAATAAGCGTTTCTTTTAGACCTATTAATGAATGGTTTACAATCCGCGATGTAATGGATTATGCGAATAATTTTCCAGTAGTTGCTCCAAATTTCAATCAATTTTACATGCAATTTTATAGATTTTTACAAACTCCACCAGACGAAACATTAGGACCTACATCATATATAGATACCAGAACAAATTGGAACGCATCTATAAATTTAAGTTGTAATTATTGTTTTCTCTCTAATGATGAGGCCGAAATATTTGCTAAAAATGAACAAAAGTATTTATTTAAACAGATTTATGAAAAACCATATTATAATATTACAGGACAAAATAAGATTGATTTAGATTCAATTGGGATGGTGATTAGTTGGATGTTTTATTTTCAAAGAAGCGATGCTAATTTGCGTAATCAATGGTCTAATTATACAAACTGGCCTTATAATTATATGCCGCAAAATGTGGCACTTGCACCAGAAGCAGGAGATGTACCAAATCCGGATCCAAGCGGTCCTTCTACATTGGGTCCAGGGTTAAATCCTGATAATACTTCAAGCAACTTATACATAACTGGAGTATACAATCCGCAAAACATTAAATATATTTTAGTAGCACTTGGAATACTTCTGGATGGACAGTATAGAGAGAATATGTTACCTTCTGGTGTTTATAATTATATTGAAAAATATTTAAGAACACCTGGAAACGCACCAGAAGGTTTATATTGTTATAATTTTTGTTTAGATACAGATCCGTTTAAAATACAGCCTTCAGGTGCTATGAATATGAGCAGATTTACTAATATTCAATTTGAATTTACAACTATATCTCCTCCATTAGATCCATATGCTCAAGTTTTAACAATATGCGACCCTACAACAGGCGACCTAGTTGGCATTAATAAACCAACTTGGCGAATTTATGATTATAATTATAATATGTATCTAATTGAAGAAAGAGTAAATATGGTGACATTTATTGGAGGTAATGCTGGTCTTATGTATGCTACTTAATGCTAAAATAAAAAAAGTAAATTATTGGCTAAAGTATTTTAATTCTCTTTTATTTTCTCTCTAATGTTAAAATAAAAAGTAAATAATAATTAGTATTGTTAAATATAGTAATAATTATTGTAATATTATTGATTAAGTGTTTTTGGTTTCATTATACTTTTCTCTCTAATGTTAAAAATAAAGAAGTAAATAATAATTGGTATTGTTAAATATAG